TCCTGATATATCATCGTAACCGTTTGATTCTGCATTACCGATAAGATCTAATAGTGGTGTTGCCGCGGTTTGAGTTGCTGCAGTTACATCATTTACCGGAACATCTGTATTGTTGCTTCCGCCATTGCTATCATGATCCCGTGATGAATATCCGTTTGAACCACGTGAGCCTTGATCTGTCGGGGGTTGAACTGACGTAGACTTAGTTGGCGGTTCTGGTGCTTCAACTGCAACCGCATTAATTGACTCTTCGCCTTCGATTGCTTCCTCGGCGGTAACCGCTGCACCATTTGCCATAGTTACAATATCATCGATAGCCACTGTGCTTGCTCTAAGTGAAAGCTTACCATCAGCAGTTGCATTAAGTACCGCTGACTTAAGATCCATTTGTGTCTCTGCAAAGATTTTTGTTGTAGGTGCAAAGATATTTAATTCTTCTTCAACAGTTGTAAACATATTTAAAGCTTTAATATCCATTCGATCTGTAGATTGTACCCACAGTCTTTTAGATTTCATATATGTACCAATGCCTGCGTCTAACTGTAATTCTTTTCCTGCTTTAATAGACAATGTACCAACATTTGCTTGCATGCGAACATCAGCACCACGAATCTGTACTTGCTCACCAGCATTGATTGTTGATTGACCACCAACTGCTAAATGATGTTCACCGTGTACGATCGTTGATAAGTCACCTTCAATTTCTTCAATTTTATTACCTTTAACATAAACATATGAGTTACCCATAATAGTAACTGTGCTCATTCCACCAACAATAACATGTTGTTTTCTATCTATAACATCATATTGATCGGATACAGTTTTGTTTGTTTTTGTACCACGGCTGTCTATTTGAATAAATGATCCAGACTTATGATGAATCATAATTCTTTCTGCACCCTTAGTATCATCTAATTCAATCGTATGAGAACCAGATTCAATAACTTTATTGTGTGGGTATTGTGTGTTATATGCTGCTGCAGGTTCGGACCAGGTTTCTTCCGTGCCGCCAACAGGAACATTAAGTGTTCTACCCATCTCTTGTGCTAATACATATGTTTCTTCTGTACGTTCACCACGAAGCAATGCACTATTTTGTGGATCTCCTATTGCAGAAGGTTCAGAACCTTTGGCTACAAGATCACCATCTTTATCAGGTATCCAACCCCAACCGTTTTTCTTTGGGTTAATCTTTTCAGTCATTTGCGTAGGAACTAAACCAAGAATCATTGGTTGCTGCGCATCTCGACCATCAAGAAACATACCATAAACCCATGAGTTTAGTTTAGGTACAACGTTCGGATCATATCCACCCTGCGCAACAATAGCCCATGGTAACAGATCTCGGGGTACCTGATCGTTATTGCCGTGAATACCAAATGCACGGACTTGACAACGACCTTCGCCGCGCGTGTCTATATTGTTTTCAATTACTCCGATAAAGAATAAAGGATTTGAAATTCCACCACTTTGCATTATATTAAGTTCCCCGTAAGCTTAGTTCCGCCAATATCAACAGTCTCTGCCGTGGTATCAGTTAAACCACTCCAGTCAAATTTCGCGAGTCTCATGCTGCACGTCATTTTATCATTTGCAAATTGATGTACAGTTTCTTTTATCATGTATCTACCTGATAAGCTATTATTTTGTTCTATGTTTTGTTGTACACCATCTAATGCTTTTATATCAAGTTTAACAAGCATACCTGGTTTTAAATCTAATCTGTTTGTCATTACAACTGCAAGCTGTGTATTATTTAAGTGATGATAATATGCAACTCTATTATGTACAATTTCAGCTATGTGTTGATCTGGTCGTACTTCTGAACTTGCCAAGTCACCCGGTGAATCAAAGTTTTTATATGCCATAAACCTACGAGGAGATTCTGTAAAATGCTTCTCTCTATATTCTTTGGTATGCGGATTATCAGCTAAGGTTTTTATTACACCGTTCATATCAATATAGCTTGCATCATCGTAATTAAATTTAGACAATGAAACTTTACGCTTAACAAGATCAAGTTCTAATACTTCATTTCTATAAGAGCCATTAGACATATCACCAGATGAATCAATACTTTTGCTTATAATATGCAATTGTTCAATACGCTCGACTTGTGCTATAGCATTTGTTCCGTCTGCATCTACGATTGGTGCATATGAAAGCTGAGTAATTTGAGCTTTATTATTATTCGCCTGCTTAATAAAATATTCATCAGTAGCAAAATAATATCCATCTAAAGTTTCAAAGAATCTAAATGTTTGTGACGGTGCACCTGGATTATAACATCTACTTGCAACAAAAAACATAGCTTCGGCTGGTGACAAATCCGGGATAATAAGTTGAGTTTTATTTTTACTTGGCATTACAACAAATGTTCTGCTATCGCCCTGCTGCTTATTAGCTGGGATTTTTTTATACATCTTTGCTTCATACGGTAATGGTTTATTATTATCATCATTACTTGTAGCTGGCTTTATAATCTTAGCAAAGTTTTGTTCAAATATATCAACAGCCATTTCAGACGGCTCTTTAAGAAAAGCTGTCGTAACTTTTTTATAACTCGCATTAAATGAATCTTCTGAGATAAAATGCAATGTATACATTACACCATTACCACTTGCTAACGGTTTAATACCATCTACTTTATGTACAACCGCATCTAATTTAACAGTGGTTTCTAAATCATGAGCAACAATCCATAGCTTAAGTGTTTCTTCGCCACGAATCGGCATACCTTCAAGTATACCTGATGTATCTAAAACATTTAGTTTACCGTGCCAAGCAACGCTATCCATACTTTGAGTTATTTCAAAACTACCAATATAGTTAGAGTCAAGTGCGCGTTCATCATCTCCGTTAAATGAAGACAATAGTGCTTTAGTTACGGTAGTAGCGGTTGGGCTAAAGTTTTCGGCCATTTAGTTACTTCTTATTTTACGCGCGAATTCACTTGAAATCAATGGTAAGTATTTCCTATCGATTAAGAATATTTCTTTTCTATTTAAATTTTTGGCTTCTTCATCATCGTATATTTTCCAAGGCTTCCATTCGTTCGGAATAATACGTTTGATAATAATCTTACGACCTTGTTCTGTACGTAAAACTATTCGATCTTCTTTTCGAAGATAAATTGTTTGAAATGATTCTGGTGCTAATTTTACAATATCTACTGCCATTTGTTATACTACCTTATAGTAATAGATGATGTTATCACCGTTATCTTCTTTAGTCCATTCAACAACTTCTTCGCCTACGCGGCCAGACTCTTCCCCATATTTATCGACAAGGTAGTTATTAAAATCTGCTTCTGCCATTGGCCATTGATGATACGGGTCAATAACATTATTAGCCATATATACTAACCATGTAAAATCTGTTGAGCCATAATACGAATGTGCAATATCTTCTGCGCGTTCACCTTCATTAACAGTGTAAGGCAAATATAGTAATGGATTAGATGCAACCATAGCACTGAAAGAATTCCGTCGAGTTATATCTTTTACTCGTTGTCCATCGTAATCAATTACTGGAAATTGTTCAAAATATCTCATTTAATTTGTCCTTACTAATTATACGCTGATCAAACGTGGAGTTGGTTGTGTTCCACCTTGCACTTCTTCTTTTGTATCAAATGCATCTTCGATTTCTTCAATAGTCTTACCTTCTTGTGCGGTTGCTGATTGTGCACCATAATCTTCTGCTGTTTCGATTTGTAGTTCTTGCATTTCTAATTGAAGTGTGACACCCGCTGGTTTACCACCTTTCATAATTGAAACGCCGCCGCCTGGTCCGTAATCAATATTAACTGATTTAATAACACATGGTTTAAACTGCATAAAGTATTCGTCATCAACACCGATTAGATACATTTTACATGTATGTGGATATTCAAGAAATGCTTTTTTAATTGCAAGCTTTCCTGTACCGATATCTCGAGTTACGGGTAACACATTCTTTTTAAGTGTATTAATAATAGATTTAATTCTACCGGAATCACTTTCGCTTTCAGGGTATAAGTCCCATTGAAATTGGTGAGTCTTTAGGTTTACACCTTGGAATGCAAGTGTTTCTCTCGGGTTAAGTGTTTGACCACGAGCTAAATCAATTGAATCGCCAACGCCTGGTAATGTGTTTAATGTTTTTCTTAATAAATAAGTAGCAACGTTTGTGGCATCACTTACACCCGTAGCTGCAATACTACTGGCAAGTGCACCAATTGCTTTGGCCATACCACCGCCACCAGAATAAGCTTGCGCTCCGTTAGCACCCATATTTTGAAGTAGCTTTGGTATATCTGATAGAGTGCTACCGTCACCTGAACCACCTGCATTCTTAAAGAAGTCACCAGCCATTATTGCTGCTTTTTCAATAAGTGGACTTTGCTGCATATCGCTGTATATAAGACCCAAGTTATCAT